ATAGCAAATTCACCGGCAGATAGGCCATTATGGGAAGTTGCCACATAGAATTCTTGATCGGTAGTCCCTGGTAGCTGCAGGAACTTAATGTAGCCCAGCGGAAGATCATAGTCTTCCAGGTGTACAAGCTCAGCAGAACTGCCGTCTTCGTTTTCGACTTCATAGACGAGAGAGACAATCTTATAGCGTTGTTGCATTACAGATCTCCACGCATAAGGGAACCATATCGGGATCTTAGATCATCATTGGCACTGAACCATTCGGATGATCCAAAGTCAGCAAGCATGACAGCTTCAACAGCCTGTACAAATTCATCAACCTCGGATGCAGGAAGAGAATACCAATTTCCGTCGGCGTCCTTCTTTAGGACGTCAGAAGTCTTCTCAGCAATAGCAGTAGTCATAGTTCATCTCCAGTTGCTGCTATTGTAGCAGAGCTGTCGTGTGTAGTCAACAAATATTAGTGAAGGATGGGCTTGTCGCTGCCCGGTATCAGAGATGGATCTGCGGCCTGCTCGAGATTTTCTCGAATCTCAGCAGTTAGAATGTCCAAGGCATCCTTAAAGGCTGCTCTGACTTGTTCCATCTCTCGATCTTGGCGAATAATCATTCGGATGATGTTCCGGCAATGCTCGAGAGGAATATCTTGAATTTGAAGCATTCGACCATCTTCGGTGAACCACACTTCGTCGGGGAAGGTGGCCCCGTCTACCGCAGTATAGAACTTCTGTTCTTGCCATTCTACAACAAAATGGTCAGACATTGGTCGAATGTCAATAATGTACTTCTCTTCTTTCGAGAGGGAAATTACAAATGTCTCGACCTCTTCAGCAGTCTTAAATTCAGCTTGCATCTAAGCCCCTATCATTTTCTTCATCCTGCCGTTCGTTCTTCAATTCTAACTCTCGTGTCTTTGCTTTTATATAGTCGCCAAAGAGAAGATAGATGGTAATACAAACGATAACGGACTCCCAGACCATGACTATTCTCGTTCGCGTATGCTGTCTCGCAAGTCGTCAGCGAATTCGGCCCAACGCTCTGCGACAAGATGCCCACCGGCGTCATACAGCCCACCTGGGCTTGCATTTCCGTATTGGTCATAATAGTCGTCCTCGTAGTCGTCTTCGTCGAGGATAGGTACTTCTTCAAATCTGCGATTATTCATATAGCCTCCTATGTAAATAGTCTACTGCGGGTGGGTATATAAGTCAACCTGTGGTGCTTTGAGCTTCACCAAGACCATAGTCGCGTGCTGTGGCTCAAAGGCGACAATGATATTAACAGGATGAATGGCACCAATATGTAAGAATTGTTACGAAATGTAAAAAGTGTAACGAAATGTATCCAACATTTCAATTTTCATCATCGTCATCATCGGAGAGTTTCATCGATTTCGTGTCTACGAGCCCAGCTTTGTATTTGCGGTTATGCTCGTCTTGTTCATCACTATGCGTATCGCATAGGACTCTAATCCATCCACTCCCGGGACGAGACTTTCCCGGAGAACCGCACACTTCGCATGTCTGTCCCGACATAACCTCAGCAAAGGTAATGTAGTTGTGTGCATCTCGTGTACCACCGTCAACATAAAATCGTAAGGTTCCGAACTTTTCTTTGACCTGTACGATAGTGGGAAGTTTTTCAATTTCGTCTGCAAGTGCCTTCTCTCGCTCAGAGACAGAATCAGTGGGCAGCGCAGCCTGATTTTTAAGTGCATAATCCAGCCGTCTCTTTGCATTCTCGACGGGATTAGATATAAGAGAAAGAAGTGTATCAATGATATTATACCATCCGTCGCCTATGGAGAGTTCAAACTCCCCGGACTTCTGGAAGACATCGGGCCACCTCTTGGCTAAATTTTCAAATTGTTGTTGGTTCATAAAATATTATATTGTAATTTACGCACAAAAGTCTATAGCTTCATAGGCCTATAGGCGGGATTTCTGTGTAGGATTTTCCCGCAAGATTCCTGTGTATCTTTCCTATTTTAATTTCCAAATCTGAGATGGAAATCTCAGATAGAAATCTCAGATGGTTATTTAGATAGAAACGGGACAGAGGGTATTATAGACAGGTGACTTCTTTGAAACAAGGGTTGCACCTTCTAGGTTGTCGTATGAAACAACAACTATCGGTTTGTCTGCTCGGGTTGGTTTACTGACGGTAAAATAATAATCGATTACAGGAGCAAGTATAGCACTCTCACATTCTATCAGGAGGTGTCTGACTAAGCTTTTTGCTACCACAGGTTTACCATCTACTGTACTTGTAAAGATCTTATTTGCAGAGAAGAGTATTTCTGCACTTCCGTAGTCACCGATTCCGCCGTTTTTTCTTAGAATACTTTTTGTATTTACGTATGGAACAAAAGTGGGATCCTTGCCTGTGTATATGAGTCTCCATACTATTGTCTTCGGGTCAGGTTGCTTCTCTGCAGCACTGACTGAGAGCCACATAGCCAATAACATAAGCAGCATGATTCGGAAACTCATATACCTATTTATCGTTTCAGAGATTTAAGAACGGAATAGGTGAGGATTTATTGAACTTTTCTACTGTTGCGTTAGGATGTAGAAGAGCAAGAAATACAGCCTCTTGACCTGTAAGTTCTGCTGTATAGAGTATCTTAGCCGGCTTACCAGAATTCTTAGAAGATGCAACTAGACTATACATAATGGAATTATCAAAGAGGTAATCCCCTATATCTTGCCCTGGAAAGTCAACTAGATTTTCTGTAATGGTATAGTAGTTTTTTATTTCAGCATCCATTTGAAACACTTTCTAATACGATTCTTTAGATTTAGGTAGGATCGATTTTCAAGTACGTGAACACCGCCGACAGCAAGAGAAATTGCAGTTAGCTCATACTCTTCAGCTAGTATTGTATATCTAGCAATAAGTAAATCTTTATCATTGTTTTTAATCCAAGCAGAGTTCGTCTCTAACTCGGAGGCAAGATCAGCACCAGCGGTGTAATGAATTTTCCTCTCGATAAGATATGTATTTAGATCGACGTCGCTTTCGTCGGGAACATATTTCTGCCCTAGAGTATAATAGAGTCTCACGGTGTTGCAGTTGGTGGCACCATTACATTAACTGTGATGGTATGTTGATCGTGGATTCGTTTTTCTTCAGCAAGCTCTTCCTCGGTCCTTTCACGGCGGATCTTTACATCCTTCATACCCATACGAAATGTCAAGGCAGCTTCTGGATCCATCTCAATAACTGTCTGCCGATCAACATATTTGATATTGTCGATTTCCTTGTGATCAACTGGTCGAATTTCTTCGATAACAGTATATTCTTCCGGTTCGAGCCTACTCAGCACTTCTTTAAACTTGCGCTCTGCATCTGGCTCGAATGTAAATGTATATTTGGTCATATGGGTCCTGAGTGTTGGTTAAAATCTACTCTTCAAGTATATCAATTTCTAATAAAGGTACCGTTAACATAAGGATTGTTAAGTCCTCAATATCCATCTCTACTCTGTAAACTTGCAAGGTATTGTTTCTCATAACATGAGTTGCTTTATATCCCAACTCATCTATCTTGTCTAGCAAAATATCAGCGGCCGAAAGTTCAACATGAATATAATATATAAATGCCTTCATGCCTTGGTCACAGGAACAGCGAGAAGAAAAGCTGTATAAGTTTCGGGCTCTGCTAATATTTCATAGACATAAATTTCGTTACTAGACATATGGCGATTAAACAATATATTCACACAATTTGCTTTTGCAAACTGCCACATCTTGCCTGTGTCATTTGCTTTTATGGCAGTTCTGAAACTAGTTATCATGCTGAACATTCCTTAAATGTTCCCGGTGGAAATGTAAGCTTGAACCTAAGATCTGTTTCTTCGTCTACAACAAACACAATCACGGTAGTAGGCAAACTTCTTTCTGTTTCTGCAGGCTTCGATACTAGGCGAAGAACATTGGCTCCTAATCTAATTAGTTTATCCCTTATTGCCGCAGATACTTCAGTAGGGCATGTATACGAATACGCTTTCATCTCTGCTTGTATTCAGTTTGCAGGTCGAGCTTATGGCGAAGCTTTATAGCCAGTGCAGCTTCTTTTCCGACGATTGCGCCAATCCTTACAACCGTAATGTTCTTTTTCCAATCCCAAAAATCTTCGTACGCAGCAAAGACTTTCTGATCTCGGAGCCATTCGATTTCAGCATCCTTCTCAGATTTATCTATACAGTAGACGAGTTTAATCATAATGCTAATTATAAATTAGTTTAAGGAAATGCGCAACCGGTACCTACCTCTTCCAAACATTCTCTGTCCCGTATTTTATTCTCAGGATGGTCATATCTTCTTCTTTTCCGTCTATTAGAAAATAGCATCCTTTTTCCCGGCTGGAACTATGATTTACAACAACAAAATCATCTGCCTTTAAAGACAGGACGTATGTTCCCTCAGCATAAGGAACAGTAATGTTAAACATCATGATTTCTTATTATACGTGAATGTTATAGAGTAGTCACTCGCACCTTCTATATGGACGGATATAAAAAGAATCCTTTAGACAAATCTCTTCATTTGTCTTTAGGTTTCTTGTTATATGAGTTTCCCACGAAACTAATATATTTCGTGAAACTATGCGGAACATGGTAAGGGCTTCGGGATCAAATATATATTCCATTGTTCTAACAGTAATGACGGGATTCTGTCTTTGTACTAGAATCCAAATTTGGCCGTTGCAGGAGTTTCTATCGAGAAATCTAAATTCCTCTGGAGTAACTAATACGTTATTTTTCAGTATTATGCTAATCTCTTCCACTGTACATTTTTTATCCCGTAATCAATCCCTCATACGGAGATGTCCATAGCGATCCCATAGAAACAGGTCCGTAGGTTTTTACCGGTGCGGAGAATGTAGTGCCATCGTTAAATGTGAAACTAAGGCGCCCAGCTCTGTCTCTTATATCCAGGAGATTATCGGTCACCCTGATCATAAAAGTACCTAGTGTGTTATCAACTAAGATGATTTGTCTTGTTTCGAATTGCACGCTAGCAGGATTTTTTGGATACCACCTAACGGAAATTATATTATTAAGGTCTGTTCCAGTTAAGCGGAAATAACTAGGTATACCGCTAGTAATTACAATACCTATTACACCGGTGCCTTCGAATGGACTTGATGGTAGAGCGTGAATACCTGTGATGATTGTCATCTAGTATTTATCTTTGGTTGGAATTCTGCCCAGGCAGTTCTAAACTGCTGACATCGTTCCTTACCAAGAAATGCAACTTTGTCCATAACAAACTGGACATATTCAGCATCAGTAATTGTGGGAAGTTGCTTACCGGTGATTAGTGTAAAATATGAATTGAAACTATCATCGGCTTCGAAGATCCATCCATTTGCCCACTCGTGTAAAATAATAGCTTTTTTATGGATGCTAAATTCTGCAGGATTTAACCAAACACAATCGTCCTCATTTATTTGAGCGATACGATCGTTTGGAATATAAAACTTCATTTTCGGTATTTATTTTTAAGATCGTCGTGGATATACGAGATTCTCATACGTTCTGCAAGAAAAGGATCTTGCAACTTAATTATAGATGCATACATTGCATTTATTCTACCGGATACTCTTATCCATGCACCTACCAATCCATTTTCGGAATCGCCTTCATACTCATACTCATTTCGAAGAAATTGAAAATCATCTCCGAGCAGCCGTAATTTAGCCCGCAAAGTTTCAGCATCATTGCCTGTCTCGGCTAGAAACTCTATAAGGACAAATTCTTTCATATTTGAGTGATCTTTCTTTTATAGTAGTGTATAATGTAATCTAAGTCAACTGAAGTTGGCTAAATAACTATACACTTAATGGAATTTTAATGCGACAATCTATTTTTATTATTTATGGTAATGATACCAAGTATGTTGCTGATAGAATATCTAAGCAAATATATGTTAATGAATTAATATACTCCGATAATAGTGAAATAACCGGGGATGTACTACTTCGTATAGCGAGTTTATGTAAAGGGGAATTTTTCTATATAATTAAAACGGAAAAAGAAAAGATATTCACTAATTTTGATTTTTCCTATAAGCCACTAGAATGGGACAAGGATTATATACATATCTGGGATCACGATACAGACCTTAGATTATTCAACAAGGATAATGTAATTGCTGATCCCGAATCATATACAGATACTCGGCTATATAGCGGCGATGCATTAATTAAAAATATAAGCACTACCATTGCACCTTTTCCATATCCTGTTTTTGATATTATATTTTTAAGTTACGATGAGGAATATGCCGATGACAACTATTTAAAACTCAAATCTAGATTTCCTCGAGCTAATAGATTACATAACATAAAAGGTATATTTGAAGCTCACCGAGCAGCCGCTGAATGGGCAAAGTATAATAATTCCGATATGTTCTACGTAGTAGATGCTGACGCTGATATCCTACCAACATTTAATTTCAATTACCAGCCACATTCTATAGATAGAAATTCTGTACATGTATGGCACTCAATAAATCCAGTAAATGATTTAGAGTACGGTTATGGTGGAGTCAAACTCTTTCCGACATCTGTTTTACTTGATTACGCTGGCTCTCCCATAGATTTTACGACAAGCGCATCTAAATACTTTAAGGTAATCGACGAGGTAAGCAACGTAACCCGTTTCAATACTGATCCATTCTCAGCATGGAGGAGTGGTTTCAGAGAGTGTGCAAAATTGGCATCAAAAATTATTCCTAATCAAGATAACAGTGAAACTGAGTATAGGCTAAACGTCTGGTGCAGTAAGGGTGCGGATAGGGAGTTTGGAGATTTCGCTATTACGGGTGCGAAAGAAGGCGCTGAGTTCGGAGCCCTAAATAAGGATAAGCCCGATGTTCTCGGGCTTATCAACAATTTTGAATGGTTAGAAAAGAAGTTTAGTTCTTAACACAGATTTCCGAGGTATCCTTCTACCTTTTCGTTAATATCCTTTTCAAGTACATCTGTATTGATAAAGATTTTAACATCTCTCATTTTCTTAAAAGATTCTTCCATCTCTTGCCACGATGCTTTTCTATTAACTGGAATAGGGTGTGTTAGTTCCTCTCCACTTAACTCGACAATGTTGCCGTCGTAGTATTGAACAAGTATCTGTTCAATATACCTTGCAGGAATTTCCTTAGCATCGATTTCTTTTACAATACGATCGAATACCGAAGGTTTCGCAATCCTGCTCATAGCTTTATCTATGTTGAATCCTGTCGTTGTTTTTTTAGCCATATTGCTCATCTCCGGTTACTCCTATATTTATAAGAATACAGCCGGAATAAACCGGCTGTATTACGGAAGTTAAGCTTGGGCTAACCTAGCAGCGTCTCTTTTCAGTTTTGCTGCAACTTTCGCGTCTAACGCCGCATCGGCCTTGTCAATTTTTGCTTCAGCCGCCCTTAGACGGTCACGTTCACGACGCTTTTCCTTTCGTTCCTCTAGCTTTTCAGCTTTAATTTCATCGGGATCAGCTGGCCTGCCGCGGCCCGGCTTTAGGTCGGGTGCAAGAACATATGCTTCTTCTCTTTTTGCATTAGCATCGGCTTCGAGCAATTCTGCTTGAAGTATTAATCCCTTAGCAATCGCTACTGGATCTTTTAGAGCCGAGAGAGTGTCCTCTACAGACGGAACAGGAGCAGTCTTCTGCTTTGCCATATACTCGTCAACCTTCTTATCAATTGTTGCATTGATGAGAGCCAGTGGCACTGGTTGATTAGGTAATGGTAACATCACGACATTCGAAACTGGTTCCTTTCGTAAGAACCCGCGTTGATGAAGTGCAGTTAAGCAGTTTAATCCATCGGGGAATGTTCTACGGTTAAGAATTTCGAAAAAATCATTAGTCTCCGAAGCTTCTTTGCTATTCAGACACTGAATAACGTAGTCGTGATAACTGTCTGGTAGACGTTCTGTTTCTACAATAAGGCAGTTTGATTCATCGTTTGGCAGCTTTCTAAAAATTACTGCTACACGAACTCCGGTGTTTGAAAGCTGACCGGCATGCTTTTTAAGGCCTTCTATTGCCATAATTACTCCTTAAAGGGCCAGGGGCCCTTTTGTTATGCTGCCGGTGTTTCTGCCGCTTCTGTCTTTTCTGCTTCTTCCTTCTTCTGTACACTCTCGACGTAGGCAAGGAAACCTGCCAACTTGTTATAGGCATCACCTACCTGAGATAGTTCTCCGGCTTGGAATGCACCACGACGCGATGCTAGATCAACAATCCTTGATAGGAGTTGTAAATCAGCAATGGTAAGTTGTACTGGTTCTACAGATGTGGTTGTCTGTGTTTCTGCTGCTGCTTCTACTGATGCTGCTGGTGTTGCTGCTTTCTTTGGTGCTTTTGCCATTGTATTCTCCGTTTAAAATGGTTGTGTAAGAGCAATTCTATACGTTTTTATTTATCATTTCGTACAGGATATTCTGATTTTATTGGACATAAATGGCGTCTTTTTGATATTAACACCCAAGAGAAAGGGCTCTTAAAGAGCCCTTTCTCTCTGTACTAAGAAATTCTTATGGTAACTTGATAAGAAGTCTTCCTGCTGCACCTGTA